CTCTACTTTGTTTCGGATGTCAACTTGTCAAATCCATATTTGCATAGCCAATACGCATCAATCAAGTCGGAAGAAGGATTCCATTGCTTCTCAGTCATATGTAGTTCTTCTTTTAAACGAATGTCATTGAATTCTTCAAAAACTTCTTGCATTCGTTCTTTGTTTGCATTACCTTTACCAGTAGCATATTTCTTAAGTACTGTTGGCGGTACTTCTGTACACTCTACGGCAAACAACCATAGTCTGTATTTTAGAATGCCAGCGTTCTCTGCAATGTTAAACACTCTGCCTTTTGATCCCATAGAATATCCTTCTAGGAATACATGGCAGTCTTTGTCTGTCTCTAACAGTCTGTCGATGAAGAAATTTGATATACCATCGTATCGTAATACATCAGTCATTCCTTCGTGGTCGAAAAACTTACCTCTTATGTTTTTAAATTGTACATCGTATTTTCTAGATTGGGTCAGAAAATAAAAATTACATTTCTCAAAACTAAACTCACCATCTTCATCATCAAATACACACATTGCAGGACATGTTAGAGAATAATCTACTCCTGCTATAATCATCTATCGTCTTCCGAGGACCATTCATCATGTTCTATTAGTTTGTCCCAATCCTCATCTGCCCATTCTTCGTCTTTTTCTGATATTGCTTCTTCGGTTATTGTTGAACCGCAGTAAGCGCAATGTGTTGGTGTTGTGATTCCTGCGCCTGCTAATGGTGTAACAGTATACTCAGCTTCGCATGTGTCGCAGAATACGTTGTATGTTGTCATGTAGTTTCTCCTTATTCGTACATTACTGTGTCTGTATCACCTAAAGCCCATTTCGGATTGTGTTCAACAACAAACTTTCTTGTTGCGACTTTAAAATCTGGAAACTTCATTTCTTTAGGATTACTTGCGGCATCGTAGAATATACATCGATTATTCGGTTGTGCCGCATACTGTCCATTATCTAGTTCAATGAAATTGTAAGACTTGTGATCTTCTGGCCATTCAGAATACGTCAAGTCAATCATGTTGTGATCTGGTGCGGCATGGTCAACTGTGAACATGTAATTGCCTTGATACCAGTTTTTATCTTTTGCGTAAAATTTTCCTGTTAGGTTTTTAAGAAAAACTTTTTGTATAACTGCCATGTTGTAACCAAGACAGTCCCAAATTTGTAGATAATCTAGAGGAACAAATTTATCTGGTTCTAAATTGTGATTCCTACTTACGTATGCACTCAGCGGCAGTTTATCATAGAGTGCGCCATATTCCGGAAGATATGATTCGATGCGAAATGCTTGACCACGAATCGATTTGATGCTAACCCAAATGCATGGTACATATTCACCGTGACCCTCTTGAAAATCGTAAAGAAATTCTTTTCTTACAAAACAATGAACAGGAGGTAAGTTAGCTAATAAAAAACTCATTCAGTTGCACCATGAAGTTTTAGCCTCGCCGTAGTATTCTCTAGCATAGCCTTTAGAGATTAACATAGCACGTAAACTTTGTCCGTTTAGAATAACGTCACCGAGAACACGACCACCATACTTGTCCCAGTCCATTAGAACAACTTGGCGTTTTTGACTTGCGGCAATCATGTCTTTTGTAAATTTACTAGCCGCTTCACCACGCTGTGCTTCACTTGGGCACATTGCTCTATGTCCTTTTTCTGGTGTGTCAACACCAAACACACGAATACTTAATTCTTTTTTGAGTGGGTCTGGAAGCCAAGCCGCTTCAAACGCAACAGTATCCCCATCAATAACCCTAGTAATATTAGCGTCATAGACAACTCCTGGTTTTTGTTTTCCCTGTGCGAATACAGAATTGTTCCATGCAGAGAATGCAAATCCTGCAATAATCAATGCAAGACAAAATATATATCTTAAATGTGTCATAAATGTTCCTTAAATTTCTTCTATAGTGTGTTTTAGTGTTTCTTCGCTAAAAGGCGTAACAATATATTTATGAACACTAGAATTGATGATATTCAATTTATGCTCTGACTCCATGATTGTCAGAATGCATGGTGTGCCTACTGTGCTTTCAAACAATTCTGCATTGTCTGAAATAATCAAACCATATTTTTGATATTTGAGTTTAACTAACGCATCAGCATTATTTGTTGCGGTGTCTACAACTTTATAACCAATTCTTCTCGCAAAGTTTGCAGTCTCTTGTAAATGTTTTGACGTATCATCTACAACAAGAACTCTTGTATCTGAATTGACTATCATGCCGCTTTACCCCATACGTCTGCCCAATCGCCTTTGGTTGCGCCTTTAGCATAATCTGTCGCACGATTTTCAAAGAAGTTTGTGTGTGTCGGTGCATTAATCATTTCTTCAACCCAAGGTAATGGATTCTTTTTGACTTTAAAAATACCTTTCAACCCAAGGCTGATAAGGCGTCTATCTGCAATGTAACGAATGTATTTCTTAACTTCTTCTGAAGTAAGTCCTTCCATTGTGCTAATGCCGAAAGCCAAGTCAATAAATTTATCTTCTAACTCAACCATTCGTTCTGCGATAGTATATATCTTAGATTTTAATTCGTCATTCCAAATCTCATTGTTTTCTTGGATGAATGATCTGAATAGTTTAATCATAGATTCGCAATGTTGTGTTTCATCTACGATAGACCAAGTAACAATTTGTCCCATGCCTCTCATCTTACCTGTGCGTGGAAAGTTCAATAGCATGATGAATGAAGAGAACAACTGCATACCTTCTGTGAATGCAGAGAATACTGCAATGTGTGTAGCAGTAGATTGCAAGTCACCATTCGCATTTGAAATATCTAACACATAATCGTGCTTGTCTTTCATTTCTTGATATGCTAAGAATTCGTTATATGTTGTATCAGGTAAACCCAATGTTTCAATCAAGTGTGAGTATGCGGCTACGTGCAATGCTTCTCTAGCGGCAAAGCCAAGCAACATCATACGTACTTCTGGTTGCTTGAAGTATGGTAGATAGTTTTTTACATAACCACCAGCAACGTCAATGTCACCTTGTGTAAAGAAACGAAAAATGTTTGTGAGAAAATGTTTTTCTTCTACTGTTAACTTTTTCTTCCAATCTTTAACGTCTTCAGCCATTGGAACTTCTGTGTGCAACCAATGACTCTGTTCGTGTTTTAGCCATGCGTCATATGCCCATGGATAGTTAAATGGCTTGAATGCATCTCTGCCATCCATTAAATTACTTTTTACTTTTGTTACACTCATTCCGTTACCTTAATCTTTAGTATTTTATTGGGATTGTTTTTCATAAATTTTTGCACCGCATCTTCAAAAGTTTTTCCTTGCGTAAGGAAAGTATTATCAGTAACATTCCAAATATAAATTTCATCATCGTGAATCTGACTTCTTATATAAATGACTTCTGCATGTGTGTGTTTAACTTGTTCGGCTTCTCTCATCACTCTGTCAATTTCAGTTTCTGATTTTTTCATTATGTGTTGAATAAAAAGAACGATACAACTGAATACAAGAAAAATTATTTCCATTATACCAAACGACCAGTCCATTTAAGCACCCAACCATTCTGTCAATTGATTTTTCATTAGCATACCAGAAACTCTTTTAACTTCAATGTCACCATCTATCATCACTAAAGTTGGCACACCACGAATGCCATAGTCCATTGCGAGTTGTTGATGTTCATCGATATCAATAACTTCAATTGGCACTTGTGTCTCAACGTCTTCTAATGTTTTTGCTAACATCTTACATGGCTGACACCATGATGCTGTAAATCTAAGTACTTTCATGTAATTCCTTTTAATGTGATGGGTCAGTTAAACCAAAATCGTCTAAAGTAAAAATAGATAAAACTTTAAAATTGTTTGGAAGATACATGTCACGGGTTTCTCTGTTGGGGTCGTGAATACCTTTATTAACTTTATTAACTAAACAAAATGCATAATCAAGAGTTGGTATGTTTTGATCTTTTAATATTTGATATGCCTTTCCCATAGAAAATGAAGAATTGCATAAATCGTCTAATATAATTGCAGGCTTTTCATTTGGAATTCCTTCGATCCAATTATATAATCCATATTCTTTTCTATCTTTCCTCACAGAAAATGCATTGATTTCGATGTCATATTTTTTGGCGATCAATGATATACCAGTAAGCATTGGTGTAGATGCGGTCTCAAGTCCAGTTATTTGAAACTCAAAATTTCCTAGTTCTTTATGTATATCATATAAAAATAAATTTGATACATCTTCTAAAAAATTAGTATTAAAAAGTCCTCTACGCAAATAAAACATCCAAGTATAATACTGGCCAGGAACTTTTGCTGGAATGTAATTGTCTCTCAATATACATTCAGCATTTATATAGTTCCAAACTCTATGTTTTATTTCCAAATAGTCAAAATAGTTTATCATTTTATCCTTCACATGCAAGACATGCATCACCATCAATAAGTGCTTTCATGTCGAGTTCTTTAATTACTTCACGTTCAATGCGTTTTGAAACTTTATCTGCTTTGCCAATCTTTTCTGAACGGCAGTAGTACAACGTTTTCAGGCCTTGTTTCCATGCTTGAAAGTGTACTGCATGTAAATATTTAATGTTTACATCTGGACGGAAGAACAAATTCAATGATTGTGCTTGGTCGATATACTCTTGCCTATCTGCGGCATGATTAACCAACCAACGTTGGTCGATCTCCATAGATGTTTTGAATACATCTTTCTGCCAATCATCTAAAATATCTAAGTGCTGTACGCTACCATCATTCGCAATGATGCTAGACCATACTGTTTGATATTCATCTTCTGATTTTACTACACTCTTAATGATTCTGTCAAGCCATTTGTTTTTGGCTAACGATGAGCCTGATAAAGTGTCCTGACGATAAGCATTAGCACGATAAGGTTCGATACTAGGGCTAGTATTTCCCATGATGATAGACGA